CACCTGAAGTGTTGAAGTGTCCTGAAGATAGGAAACCATTCCCTGAGTTGGGGTTCCAACGGCTGCGGTTCGTGCGGTTGCGTCTGCAAAAGCCATCACCGCCTGGTCCATGAGGTAAGTGTTCACCTGTGCGGCGGTCAGCACCGCATTGGCTTGAAAATCTAAATATGGCATCTCTATCCTCTGCTAGCCGAGAGTTCCTGCGTCTAGCTTACCAAACACTGCGTCATCCAATACGAGCGATAGGTACTTAATTTCTTGAAAACCGAATGTAACGTAGTGCGTTGTTGGTTTTACGCTGTTGTTCATTCTAATAACCTGAATAAACTTTTCAATCGGGTCACCGATGCCGTTGGGCGTAAAGACAACCTTACAAATTGAGCCTAACTCCAAAGCTAAAACAGTTTCTTGGTCAATTGAGTCAAGGTCATGTAAGGAAACCTCTAGCTGTTCAATACGATACTCAGGCTGAGAATAAAGGTCCACGTATCTAACAGCAAGGTCTACAGATTGCTCGTCAGTTGCCCCCAGGAGGTCTGTAAGCGCCAAAGACCTAATTCCATACTCACCCTGCGAAGAAACGCTTTCAGCGACCGCTGTGCCGCCTCCTGCGTTAGCTATAGTAACTTCGTTGTATAGAAGCTCTGCTCCGTACACGATGCCGATGCTCTTGTAGGGGATGTTGCTGCCTTGGTCAAAAGTTACTAAGGTAGCCGAGTCGGGTGAGTCGACACTATCCTTAAAAGTTAGTGCACCATTTTTGCCAACAAAGAAAAGCCCACCTTCGGTCTCCGTGACCTTTTGCATATAGTTCAGTGCGTTTGTGTTGGCAGTAATCTCCTGAGTACCAACCTCTACCTGCCCAGCTTCTATGTTCCTGAGCGTATTTGACCAGGCAACTCCAACAGAGTCGAGAACAGTATTTATTCGCTCACTGGTTAGCTCTTGGGTAGGAGTGCCTGCGCTGATTGTCTGGTTGGCAATAATAGTAAAAGCGTCCGAAGCCGTTGCGTCTGCCAGAGATTCTCCGTTAGGAGTGTATGTAAGTCCCCAGTCATCAATCCAGCCAGTGAACTGAATTTCATCACCTGACGTGACACGAATCTCACGCCTAGGGATAATGTTGCCATAGAAAGGGCTGTCTACGTAAAGAGGGTCAAAGGCACGGTCGTGGTTGTTGAACTCTACGCCTAGAGAGCCAGCCTGGAAGCTGGAGAACCTACGGCTCTTGCCTCTGTTCCAGTTGATGCTTCTTACCCTGTCAGTAACGTCATAGAAGATTGTTCCACCTAAGCGGTAATCAGCGTTGTCTAAGACGCCAGCTACAGAGTCATCTAACCGAAAGAACGGACCAATAGGCGAGTCCGTTAGGTCAAATCCGATTTCTACTTTAGGTGTGGGTATCGCCATTACGAACCGAATCCTGACAGCGATACCTGGTAGTTGCCGTTAGAGGTGTTCCAGGTCTTTAGGGCGTTGATTACTTCTTCACCTGCCGCTGCTCCACCTAGTCGGTTGTCAGCGTACACGGTCATCTGGATGTTGTTGCCTCCAGACGTACCAGTCGGCGTTGACATGTACCCAATGCCGCCTCCGCCAAAATCAAGCGGTCGTGTCGGATAGTCGATTGGCGTTGTGCTGATGCTGTAGCTAGGCACTCCAGTAGAAATGATTGGCATAGTGCTTACCGAAGTGTTGCCTGAAATTGTTGTTGTTGGGCTGATTGTCCCATAGGAACCGAGCAGGTTTTTTTGACGCTCAAGCTCTCCCATAAGAGCCTCAAAGGTTGCCCTTATTTCATCAAGAATTGAAGAGAAGGCGCCTTCCATTGCATCAGCCATTGATGCCGCAAAAGCCTCGCTAAACACCTCTGCTGCTTTTTTGGCTTCTGCTTCAAGGTCCTGTAGCTTAGAGTCCATGCCATCAACGATTCCGCTAATGAACCGCTCACCTGAATCCTTAGTGACCTCATAGGTTTCTTCGCCAAGCTGTACGCCAAGAGCCTCTAGCTCACGAGTCAGGGTGTTGACTTCGTTTACAGTATCTGAGCCACCTTCAACCAAAGCCTGAGCTGTAGCGCCACCAGCCTCCATTCCTGCATCTACAAGCTGCTGGAACAAGAATGGGTCAAGACCTAGCTTACGTAGCTCAATCAGGTTCTTAATAAAGAGCTTGGTACGGTCAATCATGCTTTGGAAGTTGCTTGTGAGCTGTGCTGACTTGTCAACTGTCTCTGTGATTACGTCTGTGAAGTTCCTGGTCATCGTGACCCTGAAGCCCTCTAGCGAGCCAGCAGTCTTGACAATATCTTCAAAGACCTCAGATACCTCGACCTTAGATACCTTGTCTTCAATATCGCCCAAAAGACTTATCAGGTTTCCTGTGCTTGCAACTGCATCGGCAACGCCAAAGATTGCACTTGCTGCATCGTTGCGCTGCGACAGAAGCTCATCACGCTTACGCTGAAGGTTGGATAGGGCAGTTAGCTCAGTACGAGCATAATCCAGAAGGTTTTTCTTGGCATCCTCAAGCAGGTAGCCATTGTCGAAGGCATTGTTAATCTGCTGCTCAATACGAGCCAGGTCACCTCGTGTACTGCTTTCAAAGCGACCAATCTCACGCTCATAGGTGTTTAGGGCGTCGACCGAATTAACGACCTGTAGCGTTATGGCTAGGAAGTCGGCATAAGCCTCTGTAGCGTCTGCAATGTCAAGCGTTAGTTGCTTTTGAAGGTCAGCTTGCTCTTCAAGTATGGCGTTTATCTCTTGCTCTGTTGCAAGCCTGTCTTCTTCAAACTTTTCTAGCTCAGAAAGCCCAGCAGCAGTTATGTTAAACGCCGCCTGTAGCTTACGGGCCGCTTCTTCACCTCCTTCAACGATGTCCTTGAAGATTGCTTCCCAGCCTTGGCTGTTTAGCACCTGACCAATTAAAGCCTCAGAAAGCCCGAAGCCCTCCAGGTCCAGCTTTGCAGACTGTTTTTTTACCTCGTCTGTTAGCTTTTCGTAGAACTCTGCTACAAAATCCTTGACGGTTTCGCCACCGCCAGCAGCGCCACCGCCTCCTCCGCCATCGTCTTCTTGAACGCCGAGCAACTTCTTTAGCTCATTGTTTACGGCATCAATAGCTTCTTGTGGGGCTTTGAACTTAATCAGGCTTCTCAGCTCTTCTTGAAGAATCTCAATGCGGCTACTCTTGGGAAGTGTGGCGAGAGACTTTTCGAGCTTCCAAGCAGCAAACTCCTCTTGCACCATGAGCTTAGTGCTCTCACGAGACATGTCGTTTGCTTTGATTTTTGCGGCAACGTTGTCATTGACTGTTTTAGTTAGCTTGTCAATTCTTTCTTGAAAGACCTTTATTTCCTCTGTAGCGATACCCAAGTTAAAGATGTCAAAGAAGTCAATAAGCTCCATTGCGGCTTTAGCAATGGAAAGCTTCATAAACTCTAGGGCGTTGGGTATCCACTCTTCCAACCAGATAATCATGTTCTGAAAGCTGACAATTACGAAGTCTACCGCTTGAACCAAGAAGCCAAATACTCCAATGATGAAGTCAAAGCCACCGATAGCATCCCAAAGAGGCTTTATTAATGAGACAAGCTTGTCAAACAGCATTTTGGCGTTGATGCCTACGGTTAGTAGCTTTTCCCCCCAAACGGTTGTTGGATTTGTAATTGTAGTTAGGAAGTTACCAACGGTCTTCATTCCATCAGCTATTGCAAGAATTGCAGGCTCTACGAGGCTTACGATAACCTCGCCAATGCGCTGAAGCGGTGTTATGAAGGCGTTAAAGCCATCTTTTAGCTCTGGTGTTACCCTCATCAGACCGTCGCTTAGTTGACTTGCCAAGTCAGCAAGGACTGGCAGCAGCCCTACCGCTACTGTGTCACGCACGTTATTGAAGGATGCGTTCAGGACGTTCTGCTGAACTGCGAGGTTATTTTGCTGTCTACCAACGGCTCCTAGGGCGTCAGAAGCACGGTCCATAAGGAACTCAACACGAATCTGCTGGTCAGCAAACCGTTCTTCAGCTCCAGTTAGACCGCCTAGCCCCCTAGCGAGCTTTTCTGCATCAATTTCGGATTGCTTCATAGCAACACCGAATTTCTCAATCGGGTCGTACTCACCACGGAAGAGGGCGGTCATACCGAGCAAGGCTTCTTGCACGTCATAGCCGTATGTAAGCGCTAGGTCAGCACCGAGGGATACGAGGTCTTCTGTTAGGTCAGCAGTCTGCTCAATAGAGAAACCAGACTGCTTTAGAACCGAACCAATAAAGGTGGCGGATTTAGCCGCTTCAGATAGCGACAGACCCATCTTGTATGCAGACTTAGAAAACTCAAGCATCTGGTCTGTGCTGCCCTTGAAGACGGTTTGCAGACCTTCTAAGTTACGCTCTAGGTCACGAGAACCCTCGATAGCGTTTATGACAAACTTGCCGCCGATGGCTCCAGCAGCAGCAGCAACCGCTGAGCCCACTTTGGTAGCAGTGCCTGCAATACCCTTTAGCTTCCTTTGGACTGCATCCAGCCCATCCATCGAGAAGGAGACTGGTACGTGAATCTTACCTGGCACTGCTTCTCCTAAGTTTGCGGTTTAGTTTCTTGTTTGCTTTGGTAATAAGTTTATCGAGGTTTTTCCTCGTCTCTGGAAGAGCCTTGTCAGCAGCCTTCCAGACGTAGCGAGATGCTCGTGCGCTCAGGTTGTCAATCATTTCAACTCCCTGAGTTGTAATACGGTGTTGACGGATGCCAGGGACCTTCTGACCCCCGATTGTGTACATGTAGTCGTAGGGACGTGTCACGGCATAGCGCTGAGTGAACTTGTTGCTTACGCCTGCCATGTCAGCCATGACGGTTCCAGGAGAACCAACGACAACACGAACAATGGCACGTCTGCCTCTTTTGTTTGTTTTCCTTGCGACTGGAACTTCAATGATTGCAGAATCTGCTGGCTTAGCCTTGACCGAACCATTGCTATATGTTGAACCCCAGGCCGTGCTACCAAAGTGTACTTGCTTCATGCCACTCAGAGGAGGGTTGGCTCTTGTGCCTGCCTTGCGGATGCCTCGTTGAATCTCGTTCTGCAACTCTTTGGCTACCTCTTTAGCGCTGCGCCTAAAGTCTTTGTAGTATTGGTTGTCCAGCTCTCGGAGCTGCTTCATTATGTAGTAGAAGTCCGTGTATTCAATCGAGCCATCGACTTTGCCGCCGCCACTCATACCCTTACGAGCGAGGCCGCCTAAAGCAGCTCTTGCTAAAAAAGCTGGAAATACCATTACTCACCTACTCCCTACTATTTTACCCCAGGAAAGCAGAAAGACCGCCTTTATCAAGCGGTCCTCCTGGGCTTATTCTTGGCAATCAGCCATCTTTGCATGGTCCATAACATTCTCTCATCAAGCTGCATGAGCTCTCTGGGTGATATGCCTGTCTCGCAGGCTAATCCAGCTATGTACCAGTGTGCTGAGCTATCGCCAAGACCTGTTATTTTGGGTCTTGTTCAGTTTCTCCAAGGTCCTCTACGGTTTCTAGCCACTTTTCGTAAGTGTCCTTGGTTCCACCGTTGCGCTTTTCAGCGTGCCAAGCCAGGAAGAGAAGCCAAGAGATTCGGGTGTCTCTTCCTAGCTGAGCGACGCTTACGTCAAACTTGTTCTCAAAAGCCACTAAGTCTGGCGTGCCAGCCTCGATAGCCTTTTCGGTCTTGTCTGAATATGTTATCTGTAGGTTTAGTTTCATTTTCTTTCCTTATGCGGTTGCGTAAGTTACAGAACCAGTGGTCGGGAAGGATACCGAGAAGGTAGCCAAATCGCCCACTGCTCCAGAAATTGGAGTAAAGCTGTTTACAAGCACCTCAGCAGTGTACTGAGGTGTTGCTGTACCAGCAGCGGTACCGTTTGCAGCGATGATTACTACAGTGCCGATTGTACCAACTAGGTCCTGGAACAGTGACGAAACTGCTCCCGAGCCAAAGTCAGAGTGGAAGTCAAGAGTGACAGAACCACTCTTCAATCCTCCAATAAGCTCTGTGTAGCCACCAGACCCAAAATCTGTTGTATCCACCTCAGCGGCGTTCAAAACCAGTTCAGCCCGAGCACATGAGCTGGAGAGGTCGGTCGAGTTAAAGGTCACTGATGTGCCAGTTACTACGAATTTTGACATATTGCTTTCTCCTTATGCGTAGACGGTGATTTGAAATTCAGCCGCCAGATATATTTGGTCGTTTATTGTTATTGAGCCTATGGCGTTGGCTGAAGTGACTATAAGGTCATCACAGTTCCCGTCAAGGCTACGATTCGATTCTACACCAGCTTTGACAGAGCCTGAGCCTGTCGGGGCTAGATAAGCGTCGAGCTTTCTCTGTGCCGTACGCTCTGCTGCTCGTCCGACGATTACAGAAACTTGAAAGTTCAAAATAGTTGTACCATTCTGAAATGCCTGGTGATAGTCGACCGAATTAAGGTTGACTAGCGCTATAGGAGGGCTTGGGTTGTCAATCAGCACTGGTGATGTGCGAAGTCCACTTACCGTGCCAATGTTGGCAGCTAGGGCGTTGCGGATAGCGGTTATGTCAGCCATTATGCGAAGCGTATTCTTCTGTAAGGCATTAGAAGAGCGCCAATGTCAGGGTCTACACGGCTAATACGGACCACTCCAAGGTCACCGAAGCCCAGAACACCGAGAGGGCTGTCATAGCGCTTGTAGAGCCTCGTAGCCTGCATGATGGCTGCTTGCTTTACCGCAATAGGCAGACTTGACCACCCAAAGACTCCTGTTACCTTTACTAAGGCTTCCTCGCCACTTGTCGGAAACACTAGGGCATCAATAGCTCTGATTAGAGTGCTTGGCATATAAATGCCACTAGCATAGCCATTCAGGGGCTCTAGTTGATACTCTGCTGTTGTCCAAGTTTGGTCAAAGGCGGTTCCGTTAGGGGCTGTTTCTAGGGTGGTCAAGCTTGCCAGGTCATCAATGTCGCACTCAAAAGAGCCTCTAGCAAAGAAGTACCTAGTCTCTTCGCTTGTGCTATAAAAGATTCGCTCACAGTGTCCGTCAATTAGACGTGATGCTGATTCAATACATAATTCTAAAAGAGAATCATCGACCGAATCGGTCAACCGTAGGACGTCTTTGACTTCCTGGAGCGTTGCGTACCCATTAGTGATTGCCATGCTTATATTCTATCTTGTCTTTAGCCTGACTTTTATGTCAGTAGAACTGATGCCTTTTGTGTAGGGGATATAAACAAGAGAGATATCCCAAGCGTCTAACCACTCTTGGTCAAAGCGTGATAAAACAGCAAAACCTAGGACTGGTATCACTTTGCTATCGTTTCCAAGAACGGCATCCAATGATTCTGCCAGACGTTCTTGTTGCTAAACGCTGAGGAGAACTCTAGTGATGGCTCTGAGTGCCTTGGCAGGTCTTTAGCGTTGTTTAGCGCCTGCAAGATACTAGGAATTTTAGGAACCATAAACCAACTGGACTGGCTCTCATCCCAGAACGGTTGACCATCAATCAGGAAGCTGTCTTCGCCTGCCAGGTCAGTTGATGCAGCCCAATTAGAGGTAATAACCCGTGTCCCACACCCTTGAGCCTCTACGGTAGGCACTCCAAAGCCTTCTCCATAGCTTGTTGACAACAGAACGTCAAACGCAGTGTACAAAGCAGCCATGTGAACCTCAGTAAAGCCGTATCTTAGGTCAAGAGGATTGGGAAAGAGTACATTCTCTTGAGGGATTCCTACTGCTTTTACAAGGTTTCCGAGGTCGAATCCTCCGTAAGCCTTGCTTGGTTCTGAGTGT